AGGGCACCGTTCAGATCCTTTGCAATTAAGGGGAATCAGTCATGACCGTTTTCTACTCACAGGAAATGACGGGCTTTGGCAGCCTCCCCGTCGTCAAACCGTCCGCCCCGCAGTACGCGGGCGACGTATTTGTGTATCAGGCGACCATCTCACTCGCCTCCCAGGCGACGACCGACACCATCGTGTTGGCCTACATCCCGTCCGGGAATTCGTTTCTGTACGGGCTCTTGTCGACAGATACGTCACTGGGTTCGTCCACCATCGCGATCGGCATCACCGGCACCACGGGCAAGTATCGCGCGGCGGCGGTGTTCACCGCGACCAACACCCCGACCTTGACGGGCTTGGTGGCGAACTCGGCAAACGCGCCTCTTGCGGCCCCCGAGACGCAGTTCATCACGATTGCGGTGGCGACCCTGCCCGCTTCGGGGATCTTGGTCTATCAGCAGTTCTGGGCGATGTAAGTGGCCACCATCCGGTTCTCAACGTTTCCGGGTGCCACCGAGGCGCAGATCGTGCAAGCGGTCGGCGCTGCGACGGTGACGAGCAACATCGAATTGACGGTGGATATGGGCAGCACCATGGACGGTGCGACCCGCGTCATTCAACGCGATGAGGTGTTACTCGCCTTGCAGCGCTTGCGTGATTATCTCCTCAGCCACACGGCGATCCCGTGACGGCGAAGGTTTACGACGTCGGGATTGCGTATGGTGGGTTCACGACCCACTCGACGCAGGCCGGCTTCTGGAAGAATCTCACCGCCTCCGGTGTCGTGGTGGCCGCGCCCTGCCAGATCATCGGCTTCTTCGTCAACTCGACCACGGCCGGCACCATCCAATTATTCGATAACGCGGCGAGTGCGACCAATCCCACCGGCGGACTCATCACACCGGCACTCGGTATGCAGTGGTATCCGGGCATTTTCTTCAACGGCCTGTTCGTCAACATCGCGACCCTGGATGTCACCTTCTTCTTCTTGAAATAGGCGCTTCCACATGCAGGCTTTACTGGGGACTTACACGACTGCCACGCTGCCGAGCGCATCGAGCGTCATCGCTGGCACGCAGGCCTACACCACCGATGCGGGGTTACAGGTCAGCAATGGCAAGGCCTGGGGCGGCAGTACGATCAACCGTACCCTGCTCGGCAAGATTCGTGCCGCGCTCGCCGCCTCGGCCGGCGGACAGAACGTCGCACAGCGCGCGCCCTTACTCGCACCGGCCACTTGGGCGGCCACCACGGGCTACGCACAAGGTCAGGTCGTCACCAACACCGGGGGCGGTGCGGGCAATCTCTACATCTGCGCAACGCCGTTTGCGACCTCGGCCGGCTCCGGTGGCCCCACGGGTCAAGGCTCCGCCCTGATAGTCGATGGCGGTGTGACGTGGCAATACTTCGGCCCGGTGCTGACTGCGGCGAATCAGGCGGGTGCGCCGACGGTGACCGCGAATGTGGCGCTCTCGACGCCGGGGGCTAAGACGTGGTTCTACGCGAATCCCCTGGCGACCTCGAACTCCGCGACGCTCGGCGACCCTGGATTCTTTTTATTCGATGGTGGATTCTGGCAAGCCAATGTGGTCGCGAGCCTCAATGTCCTGTCGTGCTGGAATGCACTCGGGGCAGCGACGGGGAGCGCTCAAACGGTGGGTGGCATTGCCTCGGCTTTCTGGAACAACGGCACCGGCTCGGTCACGTTCTGGAGCGACGCGCCGAAACTTCACATCGGTTCGATCTTCAGCGGCGGCGGGAGCGGCTATCTCGAAATCGATGATATGCCGGTCTCCGATTCGCATTTCATCGGCGGCCCTGCGGCAGGAACGGTGATCGACTGGACCGCGGTCGGTGGGCGCAAAACCCGTAAGTACCGCGTGTGGTGCCAATCGTTCTTAGGCGTGGCCGTCTATGACGCCATCAGTCAGGTGTGGGCGTATCAACCGCCGAACGCCTACAAGATTGCCTGGAGCGGGGACAGCATCAGCGCCAATGTGGGATCGAGCGCCGGTCCTTTCGGCTGCGGCAATTATGATGCGGTGAGGCGCTTCACCCGCCTCATCGGCTGCGATTATGTGGTGAATAACGCAGTGCCGGGGAGCGGCTTTTTCACCCCCATCAACGGCTACAATTTCTTGGGCGCTGCCGTGCTCTATACCCTGATTCAGCCCGACGTGATTTTCGTCGCCGGCAATTACAACGACAACGGGTCTACGGGCGTCACCTCGGCACAGCGCCAGGCGGCGACGCTCGCCTATCTCACGGCGATGCGCACGGCGTACCCCAACGCCATGATTGTTATCTACGGTCCTTGGGGCGGGCAGTTCAACGGAAATGCGGTCATCACCACGTGCGAAGCGGACATGGCAACCGCCATTACGCAATTTGGTGATGCCAACGTGTTCTTTATCCCGCTGATCGCGCGGAGCCCCGCGTTTGCGTGGGTGACAGGCACCGGCAAGATCAGCGCGCCGAGCGGACAAGGCAACGCCGATTCCTACGTGTGGACCGATGGCACGCACCCCATTTGCATCGCGCACAAAGAATACATCCCGCGGGTCTATGCGGAAGGGTTCAGGGCCCTCATCAATTCGCTGAGCGCGTAGGGTGGCCTCGGACATCAACATCGCGAACCGGGCCTTGCAGAAGCTGGGCGCGGCGTCGATCACGTCGTTCAACGACAACTCGACCGCCGGCCGAGCGATGAACTTGGCCTATGCGCCGGTACGCGATGCCGAGCTGCGGCGGCGACGCTGGAAGTTCTCCATCACCCGGGCGAATCTCGCGGCCATCTCCACCGCGCCCGTCAACGGTATTTTCAGCCTTCAGTACCAGCTACCGGCCCAGTGCTTGCGGGTGCTCAATGTGGGCGACTACTCCCCCGGTGCGGACACGAGCGATTACCGCAACCGCACGGTGGCCGACTATTCCATCGAAGGCAATCTGATCCTGACCAATATCGGATCGCCGCTGTCGCTGCGGTTCATCCAGCAGATCACCGATCCCGGGGTATTCGACTCGGCCTTTGCCGAAGCCTTCGCCGCGCGCTTGGCCTGGGAGACGTGTGAGCAAGTCACCCAGTCCACAGAGAAACGCAAGCTCGCGATGACCGAATACAAAGCGGCGATCTTGGAAGCCGCGCAGGCGAACGCCCTTGAAATCCCGCCCGACTTCATGCCGGACAATGCGTGGATGCTGGCGAGGATTCAGTAGTGGGTAAAGCCTCACCAGCCTTCACATCCTTCAATGCCGGCGAACTGTCCCCGTACATGGAGGGCCGCGTCGATCAGGCGCGCTATCAGAACGGCGCCCATGCGTTGGAGAACTTTCAAGCGTTGGTGCAAGGGCCGGCCCAGCGCCGCGGTGGCTATCGCTTCGTCCAACCGGTCAAGGACTCGACCCACCGCACCTTTGTCCGCCCCTTCGTCTTCTCGGTGACGCAAGCCTTCACCCTGGAGTTTGGCGGCAACTACATCCGCTTCTACTTCAATCACGGCCAGATTCAAGTCTCAGGGGTTGCGGCCTATAACAACGCCACGGCCTACGCGATCGGCGCGCTGGTATCGAATGGTGGCATCAATTACTACTGCACCGCTCCCACGACGGGCAATGCCCCGCCGAATGCGTCCTTCTGGTACGCGCTCACCGGGACGATCTACGAAATTCCCACGCCTTACGCGGCGGCCGACTTGGTCGATAGTGAAGGCGCGTTTACGCTCAAGATCGAACAATCAGGGGATGTGCTCTACATCGCCGCGGGTGGAGCGGGGGCGGGCTATGCCCCGCGCACCCTGACGCGTTTCAGCGATACCAAGTGGGTGCTGTCCCCCTTTACCCCGACCGATGGGCCCTTTGCCGGTGCCAACACCGACCGCACCTTGGCGCTGTGGTCGAGTGGCATCTCAGGAGTCGTCACGCTCACCGCGAGCCGCGCGCTCTTTGCCGCCACCGATGTGGGGCGTTTGGTTCGCATCGCGGTCCAATCCCAGAATACCCCGCCCTGGACGACGAACGTTCCCTACGTCGCGGGCAATCTCGTTTCGAATGGATTCAGCGTCTACAAGGCACTGAATGCCGCAACGTCGGGCCCTGATGGTCCGATCCATATCGCCGGCACCGCCTATGACGGCAAGACCGGGGTCCAGTGGCTCTACATGGATTCCGGCTACGGCATTGCACAGATCACCGCCTTTGCGAGCGCGACCAGCGTCACCGCCAAGGTGTTGACACAGCTCCCGCAAGGGGTGGTGGGGATTCCCGCCACGATCACCGGTATCAGTCAGGCGAATCCCGCCGTCATCACCGCGGCGAATAGCTTCACGGTGGGGGATACCGCGTTCATCTTCGGCGCCGGCGGCATGGTCGAGATCAATAACACCATCGTCATCGCGACCACGGTCAGCGGGACCACGGTCACCCTGGGCAACGTCAACAGCACGAGCTACACCGCGTACACCTCGGGGGGCACGATTGTCGATAACGCGACGACCGAATGGTCGTTGGGCGCGTGGTCCAACACGAGCGAATGGCCACGGGTGGTCAAGTTCTATCGCTCGCGCCTGTGGTGGTTCGGGAACTTGAGCGTGAATGGCAGCGTGCCGGGCCTCTACACGAGCTACGCCTTGGATACCGCGGGTCAAACCACGGACAACAATGCCATCTCGCTCATTCTGTCCTTTGATGATGTGAACACGATCTGCTGGGCGAGCCCGCTGGATCGGCTCTTGATCGGCTCCGATGGGGGCGAGTTTGCGCTCTACGAACAGACAACCCAATCGCCGTTGGGGCCTTCCAATGTCCAAATCGTGCGTCAGAGCAAAAAGCGCTGTCGGACCCTGGATCCGCTCATCGTCGGCACCTCGATTCTGTACGTCCAGCGCGCCGGGCGAAAAATCCTCTCGATGGATTACGACTTCACCATCGACAAGTACAAATCGACCGATCAGACGGTGTGGGCGTATCACATGAGCCAGGGGGGATTTACGGACCTCTGCTACCAAGCCGAGCCCTGGTCGATCAGTTGGTTGACGCGTCCCGATGGAACCCTCATCGGCTTCACTTTCGATCGTGAGCAAGAAGTCTACGCCTGGCATCGGCATGTGCACGGCGCCACCGTGGCGGGGCCTGCCCTGGTCGAATCGGTGTGCAGTGTCCCTGCGCCCGATGGATCTCGAGATGAGCTGTGGCTCACCGTCAAGATGGTCATCAATGGGCAGACCGTGCGCTTCGTCGAGTATCAGGAAAAGATCTACGAAGACGGTGACGCGCAATCGTCCTGCTTCTATGTCGATGCAGGCGCGACCTACACCGGACCGTCGACCAACACCATCACAGGCTTGTCGTACCTCATCGGCGAGACGGTGAGCGTACTGGTGAATGGTGCTGCTCATCCTGACGTGGTTGTGTCCGGCGCCGGCACGATCACACTGCAGAACGCCGGCACTGTGGTCCAAGTCGGTCTCCCCTGTCCCGCGTTTCTCGTCACCGAGCGGCCGGAGGCGGGCGCAGACGTGGGCACGAGTCAGGGCAAGACCAAGCGCACCCAATGGGCTGCGGTCCGCCTGTACAACACGCTCGGCGGTTTTGTCGGCATGGACGGCCAGAAACTCGACGAACTCCAGTACCGCACGCCGCTCATGCCGATGGATACCCCGCCCCCGCTCTATACCGGGGACTTGATCCTGGGTCCGTTTGCGTCCGACTACGACGCCGCCCAGCGCTATCGGTTCGAACAGCGTCAGCCCCTCCCG